TATAATGTGGCCATTTCCTTACCTTCATTTTGCCTTAAACCACGACCTATAGATTGTAGGTTTCTAATTCTTGATTTACTTGGGCTTGCAAATATGATGTTATGTAAATTTCTAATGTTTGTACCAGTAGAAAAGGTACCAAAACTGGCCACAGTGATTGCATCGTTTTCTATTTCCATAATCTTTCTAACTTCTTCTCTGACAACAGTGTCTACATCACCGTCAATAAAATAAACACTACGACCATTTGCCTTTTGTTTAATCATTTCATATAATGCACGACCATGTTTCTTCATCTGAAAAAGAACCAATGTATTTTTCTCCAGACTGATTGCCAAATTACGAATGAAACGATTTCTATTTTCAGACTCAATCAAATACTTCAACTCATCTGGATATGATGCATCTTTCATTTCTTTGCATACTTCATCCGAATGTTTCAGTATCAGACACTTTATGTTGAATGCTGATAATTGATTTTTGTCAATCAACTCTTTAGTTGATATGACCTTTTTCGTTGGTCCAAACAAACCTTCTAATACCAATTTGTGTGTTTTTGTGCCGTCTAATGTACCAGTCAATCCAATTCTATACTTTGAATTAACACAAGATGTTAGTATTGATGTTAATGATTGTGCCTTGAATAGATGTGCCTCATCACCAATGACATATTGGAATTGATGGAAGTATTCTGGTGGTAACTTGTAGAGTGACTGCCATGTGGAGATTGTTAAATTCTTGTCCGTTAGTTTATCTTTACCTTGATAGATTCTGTGTACATTTTCTTCCACATTGAATCCGTTAACGGATGAATAGTCTGCAAAGTCTGAATACAACTGTTCAACCAATGTTGTTGTTGGAACAATGATTAAACCTTTTAACTGTTGATACTGCAACAATTGTCTGAACAACAAGTATATGATAAGTGATTTACCTGATGCGGTTGGAGATAACAATAGAACTCTCCGTTTTTGCATGGCCTCAATAAATGCATTTTGTTGGTGTTCTCTTACACCAATTTGTTTACCTTGTGAATGTAGATTCAATATGTCAAAGAATTTTTGTGCATGATAGACTGAATATTCATCTTCAATAATGTCATGTGAATATGCATAACTGCGTTCATCACAAAATTCTATGAGATATGGAATCAAACCAAGATATAATTGACTGCTCTGTAGATTGAATAGACGGATCTTACCGTCCCATATGCGATTCCGATAGGCTGGAACGAACTGATAACCAGGTACAAAGAATGTGAAGTACTCAGATAATTCCTTTGCAACGTGCTTCTCACAGGTCACTTTGGCATATACTTCATCCTTCTTTGTAATAATTAAATGGTCATTGTCCGCCAACGAATTTCTCCCATGATATAAAGTCTCGCAGTTGCCATGTTCTTTGTTTCAATTCGGCCATAATAGATTCAATAACTGAAACGACTTCTTCATGGTAGACCTTTTTCTCCAATAATTTAATAAGGTCTTTGTCTGCCTCCAAGTAAGTATTAATGTCAGACTTCAATGCAAACTGAAAAGGTTCCCAACCATATTCAGTCAATTCATCTTGTGACATTTTGCCAGTAAAGTATTCCCACTTTACCTTACGCATACGTAGGTAATCAAAATGAGCTTTCTTTGATGCGATTTTATGTTTGGTCAAAATGCCAAGATACTTACTGTGATATACAGGTATCTTTAATAATTCTCTGCTGGGTTCGGTTTGATCGATGACTGCATCCGATTCCCACATTTTTAATATTATTTCAAGTGTTTCCATAGTTATTCATAATTGCCATAATCAAAACATTATATCACAAAAGTATTAAACTGTCAAGTATTTGTATGATTGATACCTGAATGTTGCGCTTGCGGTTATAATGGTGTCTGCGGATTGTGTAGTATCAAATTGAATATCATTTATACTCAACGGGAATAAATTTGTATATTGTATTCTTAGAATTGGATTGTTTAATCCACTTAGAATAGTTAATGTTGCATCTGAAAAATGTTTGTTGTTTTGTAGTTCTTTACTACCGTTGCGTTTTTCAAAACCATCTGGATCAGCAATTGAGGTGAACCAATCATATATGTTTTTCCATGATTGTAATTCTTCATCAACCAAAAATTCAACATCAAGTGGAGAATACGTTAGTTTGGTACCAGGTGAATACATGTCTAAGAATGGAGTGGCTCTATTAACCTCACCCAAAGAAACGCCTGGTAGATTAACCGACTGGCAAAAATACTGTGTGGCCCCAATTCTATCGAATGTCAATAAGAATTTGGTGGGTTGAAGTAAATTGGTATTTTCTGGTGATCTAGTTATTGCAGTCATGTTATCTCCTCTATCAGTATTTAGGAGCCAAAAAAAAGACCACCCGAAGGTGGTCTTTAAATGTCACTCTTAGTGGTGACTCTTCCCATCCCTGGTACCCTGGGATTACATCAAGTTTTTAACTGTGAAGATACGATAGTAAACGTTGCTACGTCTGTCTAATGCACCGTTGCCAGTTGTCAAACCAGTTGCGAATGGGTTTGCAACCATGCCGTAACGTGTTTTGAATCCAATTTTTGGTTGGAATGTGAACTGGTCAATTGCACGAACCATTTGCAAAGGAACGTATGGGCAATAGAACAATCCAGCATCATAAGGTGAAGTACCTTTGTAACCAACTGTAACCAATTCTTGGTTGCTTGTGTAACCACCAAAATATGGATCAATGTACACTTTGATACGACCGTGTAACATACCAGCAAATGTATTGCCTGTGTCATCAACTTGTAGGTCAGCAGATAGGTTAGGAGTGTATTGCAACACACCAGCCATTGCCATTGCGGAAGCAACGTCAGATGATACAATCATCACGTTACCTTTGCCACGACGAGTTTGCTTAGCAATTACGTTAGCATCACGTTCAATTTGGAAAATCAAACCTTTGAAACGTTCAACAGACCAACGACCGTTAGAGTCTGTGTCCAAGTCGAAAGAACCAGCAGTTGTAACACCATACTGAGCGCCTGCAACAGCACATGTATAGATTGTACGGATAACTTCACGGTTGATTTCAGCAAGAATCTCAGTAGAAAGAATGTTGCTCAATTCTGTTTCAGCATCCAAACCATGGATTGCTTTCAAGTCTTGTGCAAGTTCTAGTGAATATTCAGCTTTCAACGCACGGCTTTGAGCAGTTACAGTAACTTTCTCAATGGTGAATGCCATTTGATTGAATACACCTGTTGCATCGTCAGCACCAAGGCCTTCAGCACGACTTGTTGGCATACCAATAGCAGTTGAAGTATTTGCATAACCAAATCCGCTTGCTGTGTCGGTCATAACGTTGCCTTTGAAACCGTATGGGTTTGCATCGGAACCAACACCAGAGATTACGGTATTTGCTTCATTGAAGAATGCTTCATTAGCGTTACCAGTTGCACCGGCCTGAACGTTATAACGAGCACGCATTGCAAAGATAAGACCAGTAGGTCCAGTCATTGGTTGAACGCCTGCAACATCATAAGCAATCAAGTTAGGCAATGCACGGCGAACCAAACTAATTAAGATTGGATCGTAGTTGGAGATGCCAGAACCTGTAGCGTTTGCTGGTGTAGCAGAATATGTGGTCTCATTCAACTGAGATTGAGCAGAAGCCATCTCACGTTGTTGGTTTTCCAAAACAAGTGCTGTAACAGCTTTCTTGTATGGATCTTTAATGGCTTCTAGACCTTCGTGCTCAAGCACAGGTGCCCATTTTTTTTGTAGTTCTTCGGTTAGATACATTTAGTGTTCTCCTTATTAGTATCTTTTATTGGTAAACTTTATTTATTTAACCAATGATTTAGAGATTGTTTGTGCGTATTGTGCAATTGCAGGATCAACAGATACCGATGATGGTTTCTTGTCTTCCTCAACTTCCACTGCTTCGTGCAATACAGAACTTTGAATCGCTTTAATTGGAGACTGGAAGTATGAATCTACCAATGTTTCCAATTTACGACCAAATTCCTCTTCTGTGGTAAAGTCAACACTCTCTGCGAGTGATTTCAATTTTTCCACTTGAGTCTGCGTTAGGCCTTCACATACTGCATGTATAGCCTCTGTTTTTTTGTATTCGTTAATTTGTTTCTTCATTTGAACGGCAGTCTGAATCTGTTCGTTTAATGAGTCTTCCAATTCTTCAACCTTGTCTGTCAATTCTTCGACAACGTTTACTTTTTCTTCTGGAATGTCAATGTAGTGGTCTTCGAACAAAGTTTTCATACCACGGATGAAATCTTCAACGATTTCGGCACGTAGTCCTTTTTCGATTGCCAATTGGTTTTCTTTGAACCATTCTTCTGACATGTAGTTAATGTAGTCATCCAATTTCTTAGATAAATCTTCTTTAACTTCTTCAACTGAAGCTTCGAATTCTTCGTACATTGCTTCTTCAACTTCTTCCAAAATGGCTTGTGAACGAGCAATAACGGCTGCTTCAAAAATTGTGGTTGCTTTTGTTTTGAATTCTTCGGACAATTCTTCACCAGAAAGTAATGCACCAACATCTTGGTCCATCTGTTCTTTCATTTTTTGTTTCTTCATCATTTTTTTAATCATTGCTTTGTCCTCACCAGCATCTTCGTGGCTTTCTTCAGCAACAACTTCTTCTTCTGTTTCTTCAGCATAAGATTGGAATGTTGCACCTGGATTTGCTTGCATCATTTGTGGTGCAAGTTTAGCTTTAATTCTGTCACGAATGGCAGAATAGTCTGTTGCAGCTGCTTGAACAGCTTTGTGTTCAGCACCTTGCGAATCGGCAGGACCAGATAGTTTGCTGCCAGGTTGTGAACCGACAGGTGGTGTTGCGCCAGGAGGTGTAGCTGTTGGAACACCTTTGGTGTAATCACCAGTTTCGTCATCTTGTTTCTTGATTTCACCAGCAACTTGACCAGCATCTTTCGTGCCATAAGCAACAGATGTTGATAGTTTAGATGAACCTTCTTTGTGCCCACGAGCTACAGAAGCTTCAAGATTTTCTTTTGCACCTTCTGTAAGAATTGATTTAGCGGCGTCTGTCAGATTAAATTTTCCCATTTTGAGAATCTCCTTGATTTTATATTGGATATTTATAATTAAAGTTTTTTGATGAAGTTTTCGAATATTTTTAAACTTACACGTTCAATGTCTTTACTAGAAGCTTGTTTGATTTCTCTCTTAGCTTCTTCGTACTGAACCTCAGTCCATGATCCGTTTACCATCATCCACTCTTTACCTTCCATAATACCTTGTACAAAAGCACCAGGCGCAGAAGGGTCTGCTACAATATCTGCCGCTGTGGCCAGATGAAAGTCATCTTGAACTATGTTAACACCGTTGATAGCTTTGAGAGAACCCATACCACGGGAAGACACACCTAGTTGTGCGCCACCTTCGATAAGACTTCTTGCAATGTTACCCATTGGTGTTTCAAGAATTTTAGCTTTGCCTATCCAAGCAGTTCCTTCTTGACGTAATCCCACAATAATGTGAGACACACGATCCAGATTGATAGATGGGGTGTCTGGATGTCCCAGTTCACCAAAGGCACGATTTTTATCAACATACTCGGTTACATAACGACCAACTTCTTTACGCATGGTTTCTTCTTTATACATGCGGCCGTTTTTGTTAACCTTCTCAGAAACTAAAAATGGACCTTCAATGAAAAGAGTTTTCTTTCCATCATTTTCTTCCACCAAATAGTTTACTGATTCGGTAATTTCTTTAATGAGTTTCATGTTGGTCCTTATGGTCTTATTCCGTAACTACCATAATTGAAGGCAGCAGGATCGTTGAACTGTCCACGTTGGTAATATTCGTTTTCTTTACGAAATTCCATAATTAAAGTGTAACCTGAATTTGCAACATATCCTCTTGTGCAAATTGCTATATCACCGTTGTGTAATGTGGTAGCAGTGTTTGTCACAGTTGGATTCTTAATGGTTATCCAGTTTCCGGCACCATCATACTCACCATTGCCTTGCAAAAATAAAATTGGAGTGCCTGAATTTGCCAGCGTGCTTCTAGTATTTGACCAATATAATTGCACATCACTAATGCCACTGTCTGTATCAAACCAAACACGGTTTATGGTTAGACCATAGTAGGACAATGGTCCAGTATTTGCAGTTGATGATAATAGGTTTGCTTTTGAAGAATCTAGAGCACCAGATAAAGTGTTTGCCTGAATTCTGGCCACATTGTTTTCTTGGCCAGTGCCATCAAAATCACCAGTAATTTTGATGACTGCAAATTGAGTATCATCCTTTAATACTTGATATGAAAATTTATTTGACATTTGTAATCCCTGTTATTGTTTGAATAATATTTATACCAGTATGACAAAATTAAGTCGAAACTTCTGTTTGAACCGCTTCATCTTCAGCAGATGCTTCTGGTGGGTTCATTATGTTCTGTGCGACCACTTGTTTGTGTGCTTCAATGTGCGCCATCACCTTGTCTTGCAATGCAGAATATAAAGCATCACGCATTTCTTTTGCGTTGTCTTGTTCTGCATAGTCTACTATTTCTCTTGCTGTTGCCATGTTTATCTCCTAATTATAATATACGTTTTAATCTAGTGAAGGTAGTATCTTCTAAACTCAAATCACCTTTAACTGGCTTCGAACCACTAGAACTCTTTGCTTTTGAGCTGTCTGATGTAGAACCACCAGAACCTCCATCAGCTTGACCTTGGCCAGGCATCAACTTTGCCTGTTGTGCCATTTGGTCAGTTTGAACCTGACCCATCATTTGTTGTTGTGCAACATCATTAGTTACCGCAACTGGCAAACCAAGACCCATTTCTTTTTCTTTGTCAATTTGTTTCTGCATTTCTTCAATCTCATCATCTAATAGGCGCAATACATTTTGTTGTATCCACTTTTGTGAGAAATATCGACCTGTATACGGATCAACTGCGCTCAACAAAGACAATCTTTGATTAATTAATTCCGATTCTTTTAATTCGGTAAAATTATTATCTCTAATAAAATCATAGTGAATGTTTTCCTTAAACAAATTCCATTCTTCAGCAGTACAAATTCCTTTAAGTACACATTGTACACGAAGAGCCTGGTCAAAAACATCCGAAAATTTGTTGCGTAGCCTTTCAACAAACTTAGAAAACTTTAATTCATCTCTAGTAATTTCTGAAGTGCGGCCAAGAGAAAAACTTTGATTTGGTTCTAATCTAGAAACCGGTACAGATAATGCACCATATAATTTCTTTTGAAAGTATTTAACATCTTCCAACTCACCTAGGTTTTGTCCACCTGGTAGTGTAGTAATCTCTGTACCTTTGCCACCTTCTCTACGTGGTAACCAAAAATCTTCCATCATCGACATAAACTTACGGTCATCACGAACTTCACCTGTGTTTGCATCATAGACAAGTTTGTTTTTATACTTGACCATAATGTCACGGAGATATTGTTCCGCTTTTAACTTAGGAAGATTGCCAACGTCAATATAAAAGATACGGCGTTCAGGAGCACGTGAAATGCGATAGATAACTGTTGCATCTTCAATCATCCTTAACTGATTCAATGGCTTGATTGCCTTGTGTAAGTATGACAACACAACTGCCCTACGTGAATCCATAAGGCCAGAAACCACCGAAATGATCGAATCTGTTGTGATGCGTGTACCGACTGGTCCAAAGTTTGAGGCTGATCCTGAGACTACCTTGTCATTGTAGATGTAGTACTCATTTACAGGGTTCATAATCTCCACACCTGTGCGTTCAT